GATTTAGAGAGAGTTCCAGAGGCGAGTCCTTATGGACAGACGCCTTAAACCCCCCTAGAGGCTAAAGTGCAAGACCAAAAAAGGAGCCCCTTGCAAATGTCCGAACACAAAGGCTTGCCCGTTGCGGGCTACAGAGACCAGTCGTCGCAGAATGTGGACCTCGTGAACGAAGGAAAGCGTTTGGAGGAGTTGGTTCTTCGCTACCTCGACAAGGTGGATACCCTCGGACAGGGCGGCATCAAATTTGATGGCCGTTGGTTCGCTATTGGTAAGACCGATATCCAAAAGGGTTTCATGTCCGTCTTCCGTTCAATCTTCCAGCCGTCGCGAATTGACGGCGAGATTTAGGAAAACTTGGTGGCGGGGAGTTATTAGAGGTGACCAGCCTCATCTCCCCGCCACAGCATGTCTTGTTTGGGAAACCAGAAAACCAAACTGACAGCGGAACCCGACCCTCTCATAGGCAGGCGAGTAAGGTATGAGGCTCCAACTGCTAGATTTCAAACGCAAATAGAAGAGGCTGCCCTAGATGGCATTGACCCAAACAGAAGTAATTAACTCCCTTCCAGCTCACCTACGAACGGCTGTAACGCCTTCGTTTGTGGATAAGCTGAACAACATGACGGCTGATCCGTTGGTAGGCGAGGAGTTTGAGCGTAACTTCATCAGCTACACCAAGGTATTGCTGGAAGGGAAATACAAGACCGACGATTATCTCAACGCCGTGGCTTACACGACGTATAAGCTGCTGGGTCACAGCAACCAAGATGCATTTAAGCTGACATTCCCCGACAGAATGCGGACAATGGTAGCCAAAGGCTACGATGCAAAGCAGATGAGTAGCTTTGTTTCAGCGTATCATAAGGGACAACTGGTCTCTGCGATCCTGCAACAGACAATTATCCCCGCATTTGTCATGCACCAGGGAAAATTCCATGAAGCTGTTGGTGTTCTAGCAGAGATTGCCATGGATGCGACCGCTCTCAACAAAGACAGGGTAGCTGCTGCTGACTCATTGGTTCGTCACCTGACACCTCCGCAAGCCAAAGAGGTCAACATCAATCTTGGCGTTCAAGAGTCCTCAGGCATGACGGAGCTTAGAGCTTCCATGCTTGCCATGGCTCAGCAACAAAAAGAGTTCATCGAAATGGGTGGAGATGTTAAGCGGATTGCAGAAGCACCCCTCGTTATTGAGGGAACTGCGACCCCAGTACCTTAACTCTCATGAACATTGACCCAATTAAAGTCGAACTTGAAAAGCGCACTCTAGATGAGTGGCTTGATGAGGTAGATTATACGGACTTCGAAAGCTATGTGCCCTCGGAGTTCTCTCTTATGTATCTAGCCTTCATCAAACTGGTGAACGGTGGAGAGGGCGAACAGAACAAGACGCCCGTCATTCACCTCATGATGCTAGACAAGCTGGTGTCGGGTAACCGACGTGTCGCTAATCTGTGTTTCCGTGGTGCTGCCAAGACGACTCTCTTCTTCGAGTACCTCGTCCTGTTCATCGCAGTGATGAAGGGCATCCCTGGTTTCGGAGAGATCACTGGTATGATCTATGTGTCCGACTCCATGGATAACGGGGTAAAGTCTGCTCGTAAGAACATCGAGTACCGCTATTGGAACAGTGAGTTCTTACAGCATTGGCTCCCATCTGAGGGCGTTAAGTTCACTGATGCTTACGTAGAGTTCAAGTCTAAGGATGGACATAGACTCGGCTGTAAAATGTTTGGTGCAAAGACCGGCATTCGTGGTACTAAGATCTTTGGTAAGAGACCCACACTCGCGGTGCTCGATGACCTTGTGTCCGATGATGATGCAAAGTCTAAGGCTTCGATGCTGGCAATCAAAGATACTGTGTACAAGGGCATTGATTATGCTCTGGATCCGCAGCGCAAAATGATTGTGTTCAACGGAACACCATTCAATCTTGAAGACATTCTGATTGAAGCCGTGCAATCAGGTGCTTGGGATGTAAACGTCTGGCCTGTGTGCGAGAAGTTCCCTTGTACTCGCGAAGAGTTTCGTGGAGCGTGGGAAGACCGTTTCAGCTACGACTACGTTAAAGACCAATATGACATGTCGGTTCTGACTGGGAAGGTAGAAGCCTTCCAACAAGAGCTGATGCTTCGTATTTCGTCCGAGGAAAATAGGCTTGTGCAGGATCACGAGATCCTTTGGTACAAGCGTCATGATCTTCTTGCACGCAAAGAGAACTATAACTTCTACATCACCACTGACTTCGCTACCTCAGACAAACAGTCTGCGGACGATAGCGTCATTTCCGTCTGGGCGTATAACGCTACAGGTAATTGGTTCTGGGTGGATGGTGTCGCTTTACGCATGACGATGGATAAGACCATCGATCACCTGTTCAATTTCTGCCGCATCTACAAGCCTCAGTCTGTGGGCATTGAGGTCAGTGGTCAGCAGGGTGGTTTCATTCCGTGGATCTCCAGAGAGATGACGACACGGAATACCTACTTCGTCTTTGCCTCGTCGGAGAAGAACGGAGCTCCTGGTATTAGACCGATGGTCAACAAGCTGACCCGCTTCAACATGGTTGTTCCTTGGTTCAAGACACAACGCATGTGGTTCCCGGAAGAACTGAAGACATCATCGCCTACTTTGGGTAAGATGATGACTCAGATCAGACTGGCTACTTCGAATGGGTTGAAGGGCAAGGATGACCTCATCGATACAATCTCGATGCTGGCTTTCCTCAAGCCCTTTGCTCCATCAGGAGAATACTATAGCGGTCACAATACGAATGGCGGTGGTCTCATCTACGGAATGGATGAGGATGATCGCGAAGTCTCACCTATGAGCCGATACGTCTAAGGACAGATCATGAAGATCACTCTGACTCAAATTCTCGAAGCACTCTCCCATGAGACGCTTTCGTTCATGAGTGACTCCAACCATGCAAATGGTTCGATCAATCCTGACCAAATCCCAAAGGTAATTGGTAGGATTAATGCTGTCATTCGTCGTCTTAATGTCAGATTTGTTCTGGCCGAGAAGACAGTCGATGTAGATGTGACTACATCGAGACGTGCTTACTCGCTTACGCAAGAGGCTAGCTACATTGTTCCCAGTGTGGACAATGAATTCCAGTATGATGTGAACCGCATTCTGGGAATTGCTGACCCACAGGGTCTGATGCACAATCTAAATGATATGTCGAAGCACGACAGTATCATGCTGAGTGAAGACGGTAAGTCGTTTGCTCTTGATACCTTCTTGCCAAGCGGCAGGTACAGAGTGGTTTATAAAGCGGCTACACCTGTCTTCGATACTTCGGGAACCCAGCTTGATCAGGAGATTGAAATTCCTGAGGCACTTCTCAATGCGCTGTACGTTGGTGTTGCTGCCATCACTTATGAAGGTATTGGCGGTCCTGAAAACATTGGTATGGCTACTTCTAAGTGGAACCAATATGAGAAGGAGTGCAATGAGGCCAAGCTTAATAGCGCGGTAGGTGCCGAGGTTTTTGAAGACAGGAATAATTTTCGTGACCGAGGGTTCAGATAATGTGAGTGGAATTATTCCACTCGTGCAATCATTAGGCTAGGAAGATATCTTCTTCCCTTAAAGACAAATGAGCAAGTGAACTAATGGCAACGGATATTGAAAACACCTCGTTGCTAGGCGAGATTGCGTCTTTGTGGCCTGCTGCCTCAACGATCCTTGCTGGTGCGGGTGCATGGTTTACTGCTCAGTGGCACGCAAGACGTACAGAGCAAACCAAGACACTTGAGCTTGTAACTGCTCTTAGAGAGCGAGCTCACCAAACAGAGATTGAGCTAGCTCAAATCAGAGCGGTTCTCTCTGCTGCTACAGGCCTACGGTTCGAGCAAATCACTCTTGAGATGGTTCAAGACATGGTTCACCGGAAGACGCTTACACTCGAAGAGCTGGAGACATTCGTTCTGACGATGCCTCGCTTGATGTGGTTCAAAAAGCGGATCAGTCCTGGTGTATTCCGTATGATGCAGGTGAGTCAGGTCTATGCTGACAAATACCTTGGGGGTGATGCTCGCCTGTATAAGGACAAGCTTGACTCTGACATTTGGCCCGAAGAAGTTGCTAACTTCTTTTCTAAACACGATGAGAAAGCATATGTCTCAGGTCAAGTGTGTGAAGTAATCGAGCCAGTACGCTCACCTCTTACCGGAGTCAGCGGTCACTTCTCTGGTGTTAAGTGGTCGTTCCAGTTGGGACAAGACACTTATGTTTGTGGACTTGGTATCCATAACAATGAAATCCTCACGTTTGAAGAGTTGATCTAAATGCCTAAGTTCGCTTGGCCAATCGTCATCCGTATCGACATTAAAGCTATTGGTGAACGCCAAGCAGTTACTCTTGGTATCTGGCTGCTTGCTATTGGTCTTCTGCTTATGGCTAGAGAAGACCCTAAAGTGTGGGATGTCGAACTGTTTAAGATCATTCTTCAAGCCGTGATCATCTCTGGGATTATTGGCTCAATTGTTGCATTTCACTTTGCGGCGAATAAGAGTGATGAAACCAAATCGGCAAATACTGCCAAAGCTTTTGATGCCATCACTGCCACAGCAGGCGTGGTTGGTGTTCCTGTGAGTGATGTAAAAGACGCAGCTGAACAAGTTGCTCAGGCTGCCACTCACGAAGCTGAGATCATTGCTGAGGACCTGAAAAAATGAGCGTACCTACATACCAACAAGTAGATGAGGGCGTATTCAAAGCTGTTCGTCAAATCCTTCTGGAACGTACCGGTAAAGGTTTGACCGCAGATGATGTTCGACTGATCAACGCAGCGTTGACTTTGGATGACCCAAAGCCAGCAGCTGCGATTCCTAGCGTTTCAAATATGCTTCTCACGACTAAAGTAGTTCTCGAACTGCTGGGTCATGAGGCTATTGTACAGGAACTGTACAGGGACAGTGTGGGAGTTGAAACGTGGTCTGCTGGGTTGACCTCTGCCTCTGGCATTAACGTCATGAAGTACAAAGACAGTCCTGCTCCAATGCAAGAGTGCATTGATGCTGTCATTGATCGTCTCAAGAAAGTCTACGTTCCCCGGGTTCTTACAGCCTTTGCTGGATACAGTCTTACTCCTGAACAGTTCGCTGCTGCTCTGAGCTTCGATTATAATACCGGGGCCATTACCCGTGCAGACTGGGTAAAGCTCTGGAAGAATGGTCATATTGATGAGGCGTACAAAGGCTTTATGAATTGGAGCAAGCCTAACGAAATCG